TGATGAATTATAATGCGATTTATGTCGAATCAGAATGTAAAAAGGTGAATTATAAGTACAATGTTAAAAAATTTATAACTGACACACATTTGTAAAACAAACTGCTTTACTTCTCTTCTATTTAATGCTATTATCCAAGTATAAAATAAATATTTGGAGGTAATTGTTATGCCAAGAGGAAGAAAGAAAATCATTGAAGAAAAAGATTTCGAAAAATTAATCAATGATGCACAGAAGAAAATTGATGATGCAAAGCATAAAATTGAAACTGAAAAAGCTTTTATTTCTGAGCAGAAAAAGACGATAAAACAATTACAAAAAGAAAAAGTTG